CGCGCCGATGTGCGCCGTGCTGTCGCCCCGGAACCGCTGCATCCGCCGCTGCCGCATGAAGCCCTGCCGGCGCCAGACGAGGCGCTTGGCGCGGTTGCCCGTGGTGCCCACAGTGATGAAGTGATCCTGCGCCCAGGTTACACCGTCCAGCGAATAGGACGTGCTGATCTGCGGGTTCAAACCCACGGCCACGCTGCCGGTGAGCGCGACAAGCTCCAGTTCGTGGACCACCGCGCCCTTCGTGCTGTTGTAGACGATCGGGGTGGCAAACTCCCACCGCACCGTGCTGCCCCAGTGACTGCCGATGTCGTCCACCAGATAGCCCACGGCGTTGGACTGCGGGTCGCCCACCAGCCACTTGTCGTAGCACCACACCAGGTTCTGCGCCCGATACTGCGCAAAGCCGACGACGGTCGAGGCCAACACCGTCCACACTTGCTGCTTCAGTTCCGCGCTCGCGGCTGCGTCGTAGACGATGGTGCGATCCGGCAGGTGCAGGTACAGCAGTTGGTGCGAGCGGTAGTTCCGCGCCTCCATGCGGCACAGAGCCAGTTGCGCCTCGGTGTAGGTCGCCAGCAGCTTGTCGATGTCCTGCGTGCTGATCTTCTGCGTGCTGGCGTTTGCGCCCAGATAGATGCCGGGCTCCTCGTTGAACCCGCCGCCCAAGAACGCGATCGACTCCAGAAACACGCAGCAGGTGTGCGTGCCGATCGTACCCTTCTCGATCTGCGCCCCAGTGATAAGTTGGAACGGGAAACCCGAGCCGCCCACGTTGTCGAACGCCTCGATCGTGTGCCGGTTCAGCGCATAGACCTCGTTGCGCATCTTCAGCAGCGCCTTTACCGGGTCGGGATCGACCTCGCTGCTGCCATAGCGGAATGGGTCCACCGCCAGCGGGTTGCCTAGGTCCGTGATCACCAGGAACTCGCCGTCCGTGGTCATCCAGTAGCCGTCCACCCACACGATGTCCAACACCGTGCCGAGATCCGGGTCGGTGTTCTGCGTCAGCGTGCTGGTGGCAGGATCCCAGAAGAACAGGTTGCTGTTGGACGCAATGCCCAGCAGATCGAAGCTGTAGTCCATCGTGACCTGCTGGCCGTCGTTGCCGACGTCACCCAGCACCGTCACCGCGCCCGTGCTGCTGACCGTGACGAGCTTGGAACCCATCACGCGATAGCAGATGTTGTTCCAGTTGATCCCGCCTCGATCCGTCCCCGGCCCCGTGCCGTTGCCTACCACACCGTCCGCAGGCCGCAGATAGACGCTGCTCGCACCGCTGGCCATCGGCACGACGAGCATGTTCACCGGATAGCTGGTGCGCAGATCCGGCGAGGTGTCGGCGAAGATACCTGAGACGATGGGGATTTGCATGGGTTAGGGGGTGGGGAGGAACCAGCGGATTAGGTGGGGGGCGGGTATGGGGGTCATGGTCAGCCGTTAGCGGAGCGTGAAAGTTCTATCCATTCGGCGCCGAACAACATCAGCATCAGCGTGTCGTATTGAGACGCGACAAAGTTTACAGACCCGTCAAGACGAGCGTTGTTGCGCGTAAACGTCCAGGCTGTAGGATCGGGAGAATAAAGAGTTACTCGCTGAACTATAATACCATTCGTTAAATTTGTTATTGTTGACGCCGCATTGCTAGACACAATTTGCAAGACAAACTCTTTGTATCTTGACATTGAGCCGATATTTATAGTTTCGCCGGTGCCTGCGTTGTTTACTGTTGCCATGAGACGAGGCAACGTCTCACTAATCACAAGAAAACTCGCAGGCAAAGAATACTCTGAAGCAGTTGCGGCGGTAAAATCATTACCTTCAAAATAAGGCAATGTAGTAATTGTTGAAGACCTAATGCCAACGCGTCCAGCGGTTCCGCCATTCGCGCTCATCTTATTATTTGTTATATTAAAAGTTTTGCCGTTTGAAGTAACGGCTTCCATTTCAATGAAATGCTCTACTCCAGCGGCTGCTCCACCAAGTTCAAGGCCGATATTCCCGTCAACAATCAAGTGTTGAGAGGCCGTTACGTTGATGCCTGTGCCGCCCCATTTCTGTATGGTGTTGTCGCAAATTTGTCCGTTTGTGACAAGTTGCGCGTTTATTACACCTTTGTTAGGGTTTCCAAGTTCACCGTGAGCAACAATTATATTTCCGGTGCAAACGACGTTTTTATGATTCAAAACTGAACCGCCGTTTAGATTGATTCCGTAATTGTCATTTTCGTAACCTGAAGCAGTTCCGTCAGGATTTCTTGCATCCACGACATTATTGATTACAGCGTTATCCCAGCCCGCGTAATTTGTAGCATCGCCACTGCTGCTTGAGCAGGCAATCCCTCCGTAACTGGCATAAACGTGATTGCCCTCAATGGTTACCTCATAAGCGCCGTGGCAATCTATTGGCTCCCACGCATTGTAAGCAGCGTAATTTTGACCAATGTACCAATTCCAGCAAAATGGATTTGCCGCCTGCTTAGTCCCTGCATTGGGATCGATATTGTACCCAGCCGTATTGTGAGTTAGAGAAATTCCATACATATTGCCGCTTGTGCCGGGAGTTATGTTCAAAAATTGATTATCTGTTACAACACCATTGTTGCACGATAAGAACAGTGCACCGGCATATCCGCAATAAGTAAAAATACACTGATTAATAATAATGTTATCAACAAACTGTGCGTAAACTCCACTTGATCCAAATTGCGTAATTTCAACATTACGTAATTCAAGCCCAGTTTTTCTAACTGACGTTGAAGTTCCGATCATGTGAATGCCGTTTTCATCGCCGACATACACAGACGCGGCGGGGCCTTGTAACTTCCCGCCTTCAATTGCAAAGTTGTTTGCGTTAATAGTGATTGCTTTGATTCCAAAACCAAGCGTCGGAAATCTCAAAACAGCGCCAGCGTCCATCTGCAAGGTTAAATTTGCATTGCCGACAGTTAATGGGCCGCACCTATACGTTCCATTGGGAAAGTAGATCGTGCCTCCATTTGTCATTGCGTCAATCGCAGCTTGGACGAATGCAGTATCAACCGCAACCCCATCCCCCACAGCTCCAAAATCCTTGACCGACACAATGTCGCGCATCTTCGCCTGAGCCGTCCGCGTCACGGCCCCCAGCCCTGCCTGCACAAACGTAACCAAGCTGCTGTCAAACCGCTCGGTTGCACTCAGCGCCGACAGAACGTCGTAACCGCGACGGTTGCGCACCAGGATGCTGAAGTCTGCATTCACATACAGCCGCCCCACGGCAGTGCCGTTCAGCGGATAGCCGCCGCGCGTAGTCACGGGCTGCGTGACAACTTGGGTGAGGGCCGCATCCCAATACGCCGTGATGGGCGACGAGATCGGGTTATTGCCCGCAGTGCCAAGCCACACCTGGCCCTGCTCCAGCGGCTGGCCGTCGATGTCAGTAAAAATCGGAAATGGCGATTGGATTGAGGTTGCGGTCATTTCGATGTTCCTTGGTCAGCAGTTCCACGCCCGCAGCGACTTGTTGATCCGCGAGTTCGGGTCCTTGGCGGTTTTCTCGCTCGTCAGCTTGTCCTTCATGCCCTGCATCCGCGAGCAAAACGACTTGCGCCGAGCCTTGTCCTTCTCGGTCTTCGGTTTCGGCGCAGGCGGCTTCAGATTCATGCCCTGCGCCTTGGCCGATGCACGGCCCTTCGCCGAGAGCCCGCCCTTCGGGTTCTGGCCTTCTTTCCGGGTCCAGGCGGGCGTCTTAGCCATTAAGCGGCCCTCGCATATTCACCATGATATTGATTTGCAGCTTGGCAATACGCATTATATGCTGCATCTATGGTTTCAAACAAACCAAGATGCACTGATCTTCCATTAATACGAATTCCCGCTTGCCACTTCCTGCTTTTTCTATTCCAGCAAACGCCTTTGAAACCAGATGTATTGGCCCTTGTTTTGCGTCTATTAAAGCAATTTTGCTGCGGTGTTGCGATTCGCAGATTTTCACGTCTATTGTTGAGGCCGTTCAGGTCAACATGATCTACCTGAACGTCATTTGTGGCACCAATAATTTGCCGGTGCATTGAAATCTTGCTGCCCCTGCCTTTTACACCGGAAACGCGGCGCACAGCATAGACAGTATAGCTTTGCACGACTGCAAACCAATTAAACCCGGCGACCTTATGCAAGTCAGACGCATCGATCTGCGCTACAAAGCCCCGAGTCAGTGGAACCATCGCAACATCTCCGGAAATTGTAATTTCGCGCTTTTGCGGCATAGTGACTCCTTTCTCAGAATCACTATACCACGTTACGCTCCAAAAGTCCTATGAGATTCTGTACCAGCTATTCGTCGCCTGCACAAACCGCATGCGGAAGAAATCATCCGCAGCCAGTGTCAGCGGGTCGCCGTACAGCGCCAGAGCACCGTTTTGCCCCAGCGCAAACGACGTGATCTGCTGCGATGTCGTGACGAGCACCTCGGTGCCGTCAGGCGTGATCGTGTTCAGTGGCAGAACCACTGTCCCGCTTGCCAGCGTACCGGCAGGCTGAAGCAGCATCCATTGCTGCTGTGCAACCGGCGTGGGAACCGGGATCGAAAACCCTGTGGTGGGCACATAGATATTCGTCGCCAGGGTCGGGGCTGCAAAGGTCTGCTGGAAGTAGGCCAGCAAGGCAGAGACTGGTAGGCGTCGTGCATCACCGTTGTTGGGCGAGTAAACGGCGAACTGGTCGCCGCCTGATACCTGCGTCTGCAGCGGAAGTTGGTAGATCAGCGGCATGATGCGGCCTCAGTAGAGTTCGATCAGACCATCCGGGCCTGCTTCAACAGGATCCACTGGCGGCCGAATAAATGGATTGTCGTACACGCGCCAGGGCTTGTTTCCAGCGCCCGCAGGCATCGTGGTCGGCAGTTGCGCAGGAATCGGCGCAGTGGCCCGCGACAGCAGCGTGTTGTACGCCTGCTTGGCCACCATCATCGTCTGCGGCATGATGGCTTTGCCATACCCGGCAGCCAGCCGGATGCCCAGGTTTGTGATGATCGCCTCGTTGGCGCTGTCAGGCACCTCGGACTGCGCCGTGATGTCGCTGAACTGCGGGCTTGACGGCAGCGGATAGCCCAGACGAATGCCCTTGGCGTTCCACTCGGCCATCATCGCATCCAGACGGCGCAGCGCCTGCTCCAGATCCTGCGGTTGCAGATCGAAGACGTAACCCGCCATGCCGATCTCGGCAAACGCGGCTTCCACGTACTGGCGCTTGCTGTATCCCACTTCAGACCTCCCCAATGGCCTGCGTAATGCGGCGCAGCAGCGTTCTGTTGCTGGTGCGGCCGTCGAACTTCAGGCCGAGTTCCGTTGCCTTGGCCTCCAGC